GTGTCTGTATTTGTTGCCATAATTGAATATTTTTATATTTACGGCAAAGATAACAAGGGCGGGAAAATAATAAAAATACGAGACCGTATTGATTACGACCTCGTATTTACTTGGTGGTTCCTCGTTCTTTATTGTAGAACTTATAGGCGATGTTGTTGGCATCCCATATTAAGTATTTTTTATTTCTGTTACTAATGGTCTGCTTATCTCCCGTAACAGTATTCTCTATTGTCACCGAAAAAAGATAGCCCTTTTTAGCAATATCGCTGATAATGTTGTTCGGCGATGCTTGTCTGATAGGCTCGTTATATTTCTCATCATAGGAATCGAATAGAGGTTCTGACGCTTTGGAAGGTGGACACGAACTATTGCCAAGCTTTCCGAAAGCATGGAAAAAGCCGAATATGGCATAAGTCAAAACTGCCGAGAATATTAATATACCTACCATAATTCTAAATATTATTATTATCTTTGTTGCAAATATAATAATAATCTTTGGAATATGCAAGTTTTTTATGTTAAATCTTTGCTTTAACCCTTATTATTTAACTACTTCCACGTATCTCGAATAGTTTATCCTGGAATGCGGATTGAAGTTGACGATTTGGACCTGATACCCCTTGGTTCCCCATCTCCACCATAGGAACTTATGCTTGTAGGTTCTGCTCACGATGGTGATGAGACTGTCCTTCGAGGTATATTGGCATAACCTGGCAGGGATGTCTATATGCAAGGACAACCATTTGTCCTGGTATGAAAAGACGGAATCAGCTGTATTGGGAACGGGTTCTATCTTTACCGTATCCTTCGTGGAGGATGATGTGGTATGGATGGATTTCACATCCTTGAGCTTTACTTTCAGCTCTTTGATCAGTTTGGTGTCTGCTAGGTGCAGCTGCTCCAGTTCTTCGCATTTCGCCTGAAGGGCAGTATTCTTGGCCACTGGGAGAGAATCGTCTAACGTCTCGTATTGAATATCGCTAGTAAGACTGATTATATTCTCTGCTTGTCTGTCTAGATCTGCCCGCAATTTATCGTTCTGGTATGCAGAACGTATGAAGGCAACCATGGTAACAATGAACATGATTGCCAGCGCCAGTATGATATTTTTTTGATTCTTCATCGTTATATGATATCTTTATATTCATCGATAGCGTTAAAACATGGGCACATCTTCTTCCATTTCGATTTGTCCGTGCCCCAGATGTCGCGATGCCCCATGATCTTTGCATCAGGGAACTTCTGTTTGAGCTTGTGGAGCAGGAGAGTGAGAGCATCCTTCTGTTCCGGTGTGCGATTGTCGGTAGGTTTGCCATTGGCGTCGATGCCACCTATATAAGCCACGTTGATAGCTGTAGAGTTATAGCCTTGCACTCCGTTGCTAACCTCTTCGATAGCGAGGAGCTGGTGAGTGCCACCATCCGTTGTGATGACATAGTGATAACCTGGACTCTTCCATCCTTTACGACGGAACTCTGCCTTGAGATCGTCGATAGTCTGCTTCTGCGAACCTGCAGTGCAGTGAACGAAAATGCGTTTAATTGTTCTCATTTTTATTGTGATTTAAAAATTTGTCTTTAAAGTTGGCGAATTTCGCATCGATGGCGATAGCTACTCCGAAAATGGAGCCAGCGTACATGAGAGACTGGGCGAAATACCAGAGCACGTTATCTGTCACGTCGCGTGATTTCGACGTGAAGTAACTGATATAAACCAGTATGATAGCCAGGAGGAGCACTACTACTGCTGATCCGTACTGAATCCATTCTTTTGTATTCTTCTGCATGATGTTATTCTTTTTATTATTTGTGGCAAAGATAACATGTTTTATCTCATAATAAAAATACTATTCGGCTGGTGTGATATCGATGTGTATTTTTCCTTCTGGAGTTTTATAAATCTCTAGCTCTTTCCCTTCGTCAAGCATCCTGGATATCTCATTCTCGCTCGGAACTTCTTTTCTCTCTTCTATTTTGTGATTTAAAATTTCATTTGCCATATTCTTATATTTTATATCGATATTATACTTCATCCTCAGGTGAATTGACTGGAAATGACCTTTTATCGTGAAGTACTGCCAGGCTTCCTTACTCAGCTCCTCTTTGATGATTTTTCGTTTCATGCCGTACTCGTTGTAATGGCTAAAGATTCCCAGGTATGAATTTACCGACTGGATAGTCTTGTTGATAGCTTCAATATTTCCAGCCTTAGCGGCTTCGTTGAGCTTGCGAACAGCCTTCCTGTAATTATCGACGGCATGATTAACGCTATATATCCTATCCCGCTTAATGACGGCTCCAACAAACCTCACTCCCTTAGAATAATGCTGGAAATAGAATTTCTTCTCATTCAGTCGCAGATCTAAGGATGAAAGCGTCTCCCTTATCATCGGCATCAAGCGAAGGAGGGTCTCTTTTCTCCTCGCCACCAGCACCATATCATCTACATATCTTACATGATGCTTGCAGTAGTAGTCTATCTTCCAGTCGAGTTTCGACAGCAGGAAGTTTGCAAAGAGCTGGGCAAAAAGATTACCGATTGCTACGCCTCGGTCTTCACCATTCGTAAATAGAGACTTTTCCGAAGGCAGGAAGTTCCAGAGATAATCGGCGCTTTTCTTCTCGCAATCCCTCTCTGGATGGTGCATAACCACCATATTGCACAACCAGCGGAGGTCTTCCTTGTCATCCCCATGATAATTCTCTACAATGAAGTCATCTACCATCTTGGCAAGAAGTGGCTTGGAGATGCTCATAAAGAATCCCTTCAGATCTATGCCCATCACATAGGCATCCTTCGTGTAATTCTCGCTTACTTCCCTGATATCCTGCTGAAGCTGCCTGATTCCTGCCAGTTGTCCCTTGCCTTTCCGGCAGTTGTACGTACGGTCAGAAAACTGAGACTCGAACAAAGGTTCGAGTCTCAGTGCAATATAATGATGGATAATGCGGTCACGGAACTGACCGGCAAACACTTCTCTGTAGCGAGGGTACTTGACAACAAAGCAGATAGATCTACCAATCTTATACTGACGTGAATTGATTTCATCAAGCAACTGAACGAGGTTGCTCATATAGTTCATCTCAAATTCCGTAGCGCCGACTGTTTTCCGCTTGTGACGGCGGCAGTCGAAATATGCTTCTAAGAGTATGCCGTAGTCTATCATTTTTTATTTTTGTTTGCTTTTATCTTACTGATTTAATGCTGAAACCGGGCGCACATGATTCTTGTCTCCAACCTTATCGTTCCAGTTGTTGAGGTTGCCGTCGCCGAAGTTCAGATTCCACGCGTTCGCAGAACTGTTCTCGGTTGTTGCCGCAAATTTCTTGTTCTTAACTATACATGATAGGATGCGGCCCATTTAATCAGGAAGGATGCTCTCTCGGCTTGACGTATCTCGCCGACCCTGGCTCAGATCACTCAAGCTATAGGCTACTGTCTGGAACTCCTTTCTGCAGCCTGCGCTTGAAGGAGTGATCCCTTCCATGCTGTGCATTGTTTGCCAGCCGACTCTCGCAAGCGGAGGAGATTTGCCAATTTGTTCGTGCCCATTATCCATCTTTGTTCACCTGCAATATCAATCAAGGTCGTTATGACTTCAAGGTTCGTCTGCAGCTGTGCGAGATGTTCGATGCGAACAGCCAGGTCGCTAAGCATATAGGCTTTTGCAATATGATTCAGACTGTCAATCAACATGTTACAGAGTCTGTCTCCAAATATCGGTCTTTGCGTTTTTGGAAAATTCTTAACCAAACCTATCGTGATGTCGAGCATCTGCTTGACATCTAAGTATATTCCCGTTTTACTTGCCAACTTCGTTGCTGCCATATCTCTCTTGATTGATATTTTAATTTGCCTTTCTGGGGTGTCCTCGACTTTAAGGTCGAGGACGATTAACTATTAACAACTAACTATCGTAAAAATGCTGAAACCGGGCGCACATCACTCTTGTCTCCAACCTTATCGTTCCAGTAGCTGAGGTAGCCGTCGCCGAAGTCCAGACCCCACGCGTACGCAGAACTGTTCTCGGTAGAGGACCAGTACCAACTGGTATCCAGGAGCTGCGCACCCTTGATGAGTGACAGGGCATAGTTGATTTTGAGCTTATTAGCATACATCATCAACAATTCGCCGACAGATGGCAGCCACCAATATCCAGCCGTCAATCCTTTGCCCTTACTGTTCGCACGACTGTATGCCCTGCAATATCCTGGAGCGTATGATACCGTATTGGTGACGTGCGCAGAGGATGATGCCTTGATGGCTGCGTCTGTATGCTGGCGACCATTGAAGTCAAGCATGGCTGCGAGACGGTTATTTCCGCTAACCTCTGCTGCATAATTATCATCATTTCCATAGTTCGGCGAATCTGCCTGTACGGCAGCACTCGACCATGGCAGCGCATCTGCCTGGGTTGGAGCCACAACCAGATGGCGGCCACCCTCGAAGACCACAACTCCATCTGCAACCTCTCCACCAGACTCTACGCTTGGCCATTGGTGCGGTTTCACCATCAGCGGATAGCCATCGCTGGTACGGTGGTACATAATGAAAATGCCATCCTCGATTGCGTTCAGGTCTAACCCGCCTGTGACTGCCTTGCGAAAAGCATCGAGCGTGATACGGGTAATATTGCCATTACTATCCACGAGCGGGATTGTCTGATTGTCGTTAACCGTTTGTACGGTATTGACTGTTTTTAATGTTTTTACTTCCATAATTCTATCTATTTTAAACCTGGATTGTGAATCTGATCACCTTTACTTTCAATGAGACTGTAGATAAACCTAGCAACACTTATTCCCAGAGTGTATTTGTAGATTCTGATACGGTATTTAGGGAAAGAAGCCGTTGAAAAAGCAGTTATCAGGTTCAGCATAACCGACTCATCTTCCTTGATATACTCGCCCCTTGCCAAGTTAATCAGCGCTCCGTTTGCTCCTAACTTGGTGCTGCTTGTAAAGAACTTGCCGTTAGCCTTGGCAGCCAGTTCTGCAGTCAATCCTCTTTTAGAATCGGCTGCATAGGTATTATCGATTTTCGCAGCCGTATAACGGTATAAGGTCTGTATTGTCACCCTTCTTTCCTTGACTGGTTTATATCCTACCTGTGCTTCGCCAGAATTTTCAACCAGAGCACTTGTGCCGAACAAATTCTCCTGTACGGAATAGTTACTGCAAACTTCATAAGATTTGTCTCCGTATTTCTCTGAGGTAGAGAATGGAGTCTCGCCTGTAACATCGGATACCTTCGCAACCCTAACTGACTCGATTTTTGCAGAAGTCATACCCGATGCATCCAGACCTGAAGGACCGAGATTATACAGGAAGTTTCCATCGTTATCGTAATAGGAAAGTACGGAAGCTCCGGTTTCATCGACGCCAAACTGAATATTCGGCTGGATGTTATTCACCGTACCGAAGATCTTGATAAGCCCGTTTTCAAGCTCTACCCTCTGACTGGTAGTACTGCTCCTGACGGAAATTCTCTGTGATCCGAAGAAATCGATCTGGCCTATCAAGCTCCACAGAACCTTGGCTGCCACCATGCTGAACTGCACGCTGAGCTTCCAGTTTCCATTGCCTCCATTCGATTCGAAGTCGGCAAGCGGTGTTACTGTGGAATTCTTCGTGTGCTTCTTGCAGCACTCGTAGTATTTACCTTTATATTCAACGGTATCGAAGAATGCGACTTCATTATTTTCCAGGGGATAGAAAGTGGTTCCATCTGGGAGAGATTCCCAGTCCTGAGGACCATTCATATACTTTCCTCTCTCGCCCTTGGTATCACTACCATTATCAATAAACCCGGTTGCCATCATGCCGACCTCGAGTTTAGGCATACATATATATATCTTTCGGTATGCCTCCTCGCACGGTGGTGGCAGCAACCTAAACAGTACCCTTTGTATGTCCGCATACGCCAATGTCGATTTTGTTTTAAACGACACGGTGTGTTTCGTCCATGAGCTGCCTAATTTCCATGCCACACACAAATCTGAGCCCGGTGTCGTTTCAACTCCGTCGATAAATACCTTAGTATATGTATCAACCACCGATGGGAAAATATAGGTGTTGAGGTCGCAATTATCTTCAACCTTATACCACGATAGGTAAACGCTACCTGCGCTTGGTCGGGTGTCATCATGCATATACGCCGTAAGATGGTAGACGCCTGTTGTCTGTGGTGTGAACTCCATCGTTTTTAGCTCATACGATGTTTTTGTTATTTTCATGTCCCTTGATTCACCCCAATCATCTCTATACACATATATGACCAAAGTTTTACCCTCACTCTGTGCGGCTGCGTCTATGTAGCCGTATGCAGAAATTGTGTAAGTCCGTCCGGCTATCAAGTACAGGTCTTTTATGGCAAAGCCGTAGGCACTACTAGTTTGGTTCACAGATATGGTTTGTTGCCAACCTTTCGCCCAAAAACTGAAAGTGTACCAAGTGCCTCCTGCCAATTTCAGCGGATTGCCTGCCTTCCGGTTGTGCACAACTTGCCTTAATATCTCTTTGTAATATATTCGGTCGCCCGTATACTTGCAGGTATCATAAAACGAGTTTCGCCCCTCTACGGTCTCGGTTTTATTTACTTTACCTATTTCGCGGTTCGGGGTTGTCTGTCCGTCCGCGGCTGCATACTCACTTATAACATCCCACGCTCCCAGATTAGTATCATCGGTAAAAGCCGCGTTATCCAACAAATTAGCATTCGCTCCGCTTTGCCATACTGCAACCAATTCAGGTGTAGAATACGTTGTATCCGTCTTCGTATATATGGTTTTTACGCATTTCCAGATATACGGCTTTTGCTGCGTCGGTGCAATAAATGTGGCTTGCCAACCTGTCGTGTTATCGTAAGTTACTCCAATTGCCCTGTTGGATGCAACAAATAAAAATGTCTGAGATTTGATTGCGTTACCATCTTCGCCCGGTTGCCCTTGCTCACCTTTTTCACCCTTGCTGCCAGCCGTGCATATCGGTGACGTTGTAGTGCTTGAACCATCGGTGTATGTGATGACGGATTTCGTCCAGATGTAATATCCGTCCTTCCATGTAGGTGCCTTATCCTTCACCCATGAGCCTCCTACGAGCGAGGTTGTCGATGAGGATAGATAGTACCATTCCTCAATCTTAGCGATGCCCTTACCGGCTGGCAGGCAGACTGGCTCACTCAGCTTCTCGTTTCCGTCCGTATAGTAGATATGCGTACGAGTCCAGATATAGTGACCATTTTGCCATGCAGGAGCATAGGTCTGCCAGCCGGATGTAGGGGTAATAGAATTGCTCGTGGAGTCTGCATATTCCACATCGGTGTTGGAAATGCCAACACCGGCGCGGTTGAATTTGATTGTTAATGTTATTGATGCCATTATTTAACCGAATCTATTGTAAGTCCAATATCACTATAACCGCCATTGATGCAGTCCTGTCTTGTCACGGTGAAGGAACTGAGTGCCTGAGAATTATTCCGGCTTGCTTCTGTATTGAGGACGACTCCCGACTGTGATTTCAGCGTGAAATAGAATTTTGAATCAATCACGTTGTTGGTCCCTCGCGTCACAAGCTTGGGAGTATACGTTACGGAACCGTTGCCCGAAGAATCCTCGTCGATACTTCCGTCTGTTGGAGAAGGATGAGGTTCGATGTCGTAAGGATCGCTCGTATCGATAACGGTCTGGAAGTCGAAGCCCAACAGACTGTCCTTACTCATGCTGCTGTTGTTGTATATTTCGACCATGAACTCTCGCGTACAGTTTACGTCGGCAGCATTGACGGTAACCGATGCGCCGCTGGCTCCCGTTATCTGCTCCCAGCCGTTCGCCGTATTGGCGGCTCTATACCACTTGTAATACAGCCCACTGGCCAAGGTCTCGTTGCCTTGAGTCACTCTCGCCTTCAGCACGCAACTGTCTGTAGGACTGGAGAGGGTGAACATCTTCTTGTCACCTGCAATAATCGTGACTCTATAGGCGGTTCCGGTGTAAGGACCGACAGATATGGAGTACAATGCCTGTATATCGTCCGTGACATCTGTCTGCTGGGCTCTCGCTGTCACCTTGCCAATCATCTTGATGACGATTGACGCAAAACGGGATGCTTCAACAAGATTCTTGATAATTCTGATGCCATAATACAACTGGCTTGCACTAGGCCTGATAATCTCGAACATTCCGGCGAACACTCCGTCCGATACTCCGTTGGAACCGAAGGTAATCTCCGAGTCGTTGAAGAAGTATCTCATGCTGACCGGGGTGACAGTGCCCTCAGCTACTCTCGATGATGTGCAGACGAAATAGAGCTCTGGTTTTACCTTTGAGAAATCCGGATACGCTACGGTCTGATCTCCTACCTGCTGATACTCCTGGTATAGGTCTCCGCTAGGGGACTGGATAAGCGGAGTATAAGTACCAAGCTTGCTAATGAACTTGATATTGACTGATTTGCTCGCACTACTCATATTTCTCCTCCTCGCTATTAGTTTGACTACTTACCTCGGTAGCAGGAGCAGCTTCCCTGTCTGTAGCAGGAGCAGCTTCCCCGTCTGCAGCAGGAGCAGCTTCCTCACCTGCAGCCTTGTCCGTAGGCTCGTCTGCACTTCCCGTATCTGTAGCTTCCCCGGCAGAAGCAGAACCCTCCTGGTCCCCGGTTTCGCTGTCCTCGGTATTTTCTGCAGGGGTCTCTTCGATGATGAATCTCTCGTCTGTAGCTACAGGCAGAAGGTGGGTGCACTTACCGTCCTGCTCTTCCTTCGCTGCGTCTCCATCGAGAGCCACGGCGCCTATCTGTGCAAGGATGCCCTGGAAATTGATGAGATTTCCAAATGCCATGATGTCCTGCATCCAGAGCAGGAAGCAACCATCGGCAAACATTGTGCGGTCATTCTCAAGGTGCAGGAATTCTGCCACCTTGCGGTTCACTTTTACATATCTTTCCATATACTATAATAATTAAAGTTTTTCTGAAAATTAATGGAAGACGATAGCACGACCGTCTCCATCTACGATAACTTTCCCGTCTCCATCAGCAAGCAGCGCCAATGGGTTGAGGATTACAGGATCCAACTGCAGGATACCTCCAAGCTTGGCATCCATCAGTGCAGTAGGTATGGTTGGATTGAGACCATGCCCCTTCTGCTCATAGACGATGGACTTCGTATGACTGTTCGTCGCAAAGTACCATAATGGCAGTATCTCCTTGGTCGGGTTCGGAATTCCCCCTACATTATCATATAGGTAGGCACTCGGATTGATGTTTCTCGTTCCCGGTTCCAGGTTGTCTACTGTTCCCAGGATCTCTGCGTCTATCGGAGGTATGCGCCTTGAGATGGTAATTACCTTGGATGGAGACGCATCTGTAAGCTGTACTGCAGCCGGATTGCCGGACGGACTGTACTTGGCCCTGCATCTGATGGTAATCTGCTCACCCATCAGGGACCGGTCCAGCGTTGCCGTAGTGCCGTCTGCAGATATTTTTATCTCCAGGTCATCTGCCGTGATTGCAGAGTAATACCCGGAACTGCGTGCCATCTCCCACACGAAAGCACGCTTGCTGGTGCTGCATTCTTCCGTTCCGAGACGCAGAGATGCCTTGATGGTCTGTGAGTCCTCATCTCTGCAGGGGTTGTAATACCGGCTGCCACTGGACAGCAGAAGCATAGGTATATAGTGCGTAGCATTGCTGCAGACGATAGAGATATCCTTGTCGATGTTGTATACCTGGCCGGTTCTGCTGTCTAGATACGATGCTCTGAAGTTGAGTGTAATCTTCGCCTGCGGTTGGGCATTGATGTACCAGAGCAGTTTGCCGTTATCGTCTCCGCTGGTCGTGATTACATACTTCCCGGCTGTAGATTCAAGCGCTGCCGATTCCGGAACTCCGTTTATTACTCTTCTCCAGGATACATTGACAAGCTGCGAATTGACGCAACCGCTTGGCAGAATGCGGTCTCTGTCGATGATGCCGATAACCGGCTTGATGCAGAGCGGTACGAGAGAATAGTCTGGAGCGTATTCTCCGGAATCTGCATCGTAGGTCTGCTTGTTCGGGACACCACCGACCAATATCATCGATATGCTGACCTGCAGCTGCTGATACTTGAAGTCGAATCTTTTCTGTTTCATATTATTTTTATTTATAATTTCTGATATCCAAAAGATACAGACTGCACGTCTGCTTCATTGTTCATTCCATCCCTCAGGGTAACGGTGGCAGTGAAACGGATCACCTTCGGAATGCCATCACTATCCAGCGAGAGGTCATCCTTGAGGAGAACGATAGCCTTACCCGCATTTCCTCGCTTCTCTGCCCAGATGGTGTCCGAAGTTACGCGCTGTACTCCCTGTGAGTTCTCTGTATATCGAGTCCAGGCAACATCTGTATCAAGGATGTCATCCGTAATATCCTGCCCGTACAGGGTTGCCACGATGGTGAGCGGGGCGATGAAGTTGTCGAAGTCGTAGATGGCTTCCGCTTCCCGGAAATCTACGGAGAAGGCGGGATTGCCTTCTATCATTGCCCAGTCGGTATTGTTCCAGCGTGGTTCCGTATGGGTTCCCGTCTGCTGGCATCGCCATTTACAGCCCGTAAACCATACATCAGATGTTTCATATTTCCCGGTTTCCTCGTTGAGAGCCATGCAGTAGTACTTCGCTTCAGCGTTCCATGGTCCTCTATCTACATAAGTAACCACGGGCTTGCCCTGGTAATCTATCTGGATGAAGTCTTGCGCAATGATGCCGGCTGCATACATATAGTCGCGCCCCTTCACTAATGGCAACTTCAGCTCCTTCAGGAAGGTAGGCATGTCTCCGAACACCATACCGTAGTTCCAGTTCTCCCGGATAGGCTTGGTCACTCCCGTAAGCTTCACGATTCTGCCTTCAGAACTCGACAGATAGAAACATTGCTGAAGACTCTCGTCCGTCTGGTTTCCCCATCGGGCGATATTCATCAAGGCGCAAGGCGGGAAGTTCTTTCCGGCAGGTACCTCATCGTCCGGGTAGAGCGAAACTTCGATGTAGTTGGTCACGGTATTGACGCTGTTCACCCGCATCCAGGAGGTGTAATAGAGTGAAGACTTATCGCTTACCGCTGCCCCGGCAATGTTATTGACGATGCCCTTAATCACGTTGTTGACGTGCTGTGACGTGAAATAACCCTTATATTTTGAGCGTAGCTGAAGACCGTAGCAGTTGTTTCCCAGGTCTGTCACACTCTCGATGGTATCATTTTCGGTAAACAGCTGTTCGCCATCCAGTGCGCTCAGACGGTTCACAATCAGCTCCATCACCTTCATGTACGAACGCACCGTAATGCTCTCTACCTCAGCGTTTCCGCTAGCATCTATCTGTGCACCCTTGCCACCATTGATGCCCGATACAAAACTACCAAACTGTGTACCAGCCTGCATCTTAGCCATTGATTCTGAGACTAATCCCTTCAGAAAAGTGATAATGCCGTCGGCTGTATCATCGTGCTCTTTTGACAGGTAGGTTCCATTGTCCTGCGTGACATAGTCGAGCATGGCAAGCAGGGCATTTCCCACTCGCATTGCTGTGTTGGCACCCTTGATGCGCTCATCACGGATGGTGGTGAGCATTCGGGTAAGTTCCTGTATGGTATTTTCGTTTTGCATGTTTTTATTTTAATTTTGATACAAAAATATAAATAAGATTCCCTTAACAAAAATACACTACAGCTTGCCGAACATCTGCTTGAAGAGGTCTGCCATCAGACCCTGATATTCTTCGCCGTAGAAATACCCCTCCATGTCGTTCAGCTTCATGATGGATGCATAATACTTCCGGTTGAACCATGGACGTCTCTGTCTTGGTTCGCCCAGATGATGCTTCGCACGGTATTCTGGATCCAGGAACGGGAGGTCTCCGGGATTGCCATGGTAGTAACCGTTGCCCGTTCCCGCTTCCTGATACAGACCGTAGAGCAGGAACTTGTGGGCAATCGTGCGGCTGGAACCTCCGAAAGAAGTTGCCTGCACGCTGTTGTAGAGTGCGCCCGTATGACGGATGCGGTAGTGCATGATTTTCTCCTTCCAGATTTTCACCATCTCCTCTGCCCATCCACGCTCATAGGCGTAGATGTCGCTCTGGGTAACGGGAGTCCTGATGTTATTCTGTCCATTCTTCATTGTTGTATACCAGGTCTAGTGGCTCACTCACGTCGATGTGGAATTCCACGCCAGTGAGTCCGTTGATGAAATATGCACCTATCTCCCGATTGTCCACCTGGTCGCTCAGCAGATAGGTAAAATCGCTCTCCCACTTCATCTTGTCGATGATGATACGGCTCAGGAACTGCCGGAATATCTTTCTGCAGATGTTCAGTTTCTCCTGCCGGTCGTTCATGTCGTTTAGCTTATACTTCATCAGGATCCATACCGTATAGGTTACTATCTTGCGGAAGCTTCCGTCACCATTGATGGCTACGTTGCCGTCGTTGGTATCATCGATGACGATGAAGTTTCTGCTCTTCGACATGCTTGACAGCATGCCTTCGAAAGCCTGTGGGGTAGAGCAGGTGGTAGGCATGAAGCCCAGCGAGCTGCACAGTTTGTTGCGCTTAGCCAGGTCTCTGAAGTAAGAGAAGGCATCGAAGCCTACCTGTACCGATGGGGTATTGATTTCTGTACTAATCATGATTTCTTCAGTTTCTTGTTCAGTTCTTCTGCCTCGCGTGCCTTGGCATCCAGTTCGGTGAGTGCCCGCCACACGTCGGCTTTTCTTATAATCTCTTCCTTGGTGATGTCGCCTCCCGTGAGTGCCCGGATCTGCGCATTCATCGCTCCTACCATATCGTAGTCTTCACCTCCTTTGCCTGCCGGCTTGAACAGATGAGGGAACTTTTCCGAGAAGTTGTGCTTGACCCATACGAACCAGAGGAACACGCCCATGAGTTCCGGAACGGTACACTCGATATGGTCCGGCATCCTGCCATCGCCGTCCAGGTAAAGGCAGCGTGCCAGCTCACTGAGCGGTTCTTCACTCGACTTGTCTGACATCATGTACTGTTGGAAATAGTTGTCTGCCATCAGATAATACTCGAACGGATAGTCGTAGAGTTCTAACTCTACTGCCTTGAAGAGACCGATGGATTCGAGTCTGTTGTCTGCCCCGTTGCCGTTGAATATGTAGTCGAATGCCTCGCAGAAGCTCTGCACCTGCCACAGCTCCAGGAAGAACCTCACCTTCTTGCCTCCATGGGTCTCCACCTCGCAGAGCCATCCGTCCTTCTTCTCGTTGAGCACCCCGATACCGGCAAACCGGGCAAAGAGGTAGGTTCTGGTCTGCCACTCCTCCCATCCCTGGGTGAGCAGGAAGAGTACGTAGCGCAGCTGCTCCTGTGTCAGCTCACTCCAGGAGTGGGGAACGTGGAGGTTCAGCGTGCCGTCATCCTGCAAAGAAGAATGTCGGGTCGTCAGCTTTGTTTTCATACGCTTGAGTGTGATTTGCCTTGTAGGCAGATGAATCCTTGTATTTTGGGAACTTGTCGATGTTCTCCTCTATGAAGTTGGCTACTGCAGCATAGGTGAGTTCCTTGTATCGAGGGTCTGCAGGAGTTTCCTTCGTAGAGACGTGGGCACCGATGAAATGGCACATTTTCACGATTGCATTCCGATGGAATGGCTCATATTGAGCCCTGCGCTCCTCCTCAAGCAGCTGTTCTATGAGCGAGTCGGAGAACTGTTTCCGCAGCATCAGTTCTGCGGTACCTATCTCGCTCCGGTGGGCTGCCAGGTCATCAAAGGTCACGAATCCACGTATCGTAGAGTAAGCCCTCAATGCCTGTGGCGACCAGAAGAAGGAAGCGATGTTGTTGTTTGCCTGCATCGTCTCGCTCCATCCTTCTACCGTGCGCAGACGGTTCAGAACGCCGTACAGCTGCTGGTCCTGCTTGTAGGTCAGCTCTCTGAGCAGGGCTTCTACTCTTGCCTGTGATGCAGGAGAGATGTTTTCGTTGGAAACTACTCCGAAACCGTTGTCAGTCATGATGAGGTCGTTGGAACGGAGACGCAGGATGAACGCCTTCAGGATGACGTACGAGCGGACATTGCCCAATATCGGACCGTCCTCAGCGCAGGCTGCATCCTCGAATTCTTCGCCGATGACGGTAGCCACGAGGTCGAAATAAACGTTCTCCAGCGATGGCTGAGCCTTCGTGAAGACGTCTTCTGAAGCAGCTCCCACGAATGGAAGGAGCTGCTCAAACTGTTCTGCTGTAATGTTAATCATCTGTCTGTGAGTTTGGATTGTTAGATACTTTCTCGGCGTCCTTATTCTCATCGAGCGTGGTGAGCATGATGAGCGGAACGTCCGGATAAACCTTCTCTTCCCAGTGGTTGAAGTAGATCACCACCCAGTGGACGGTCTCCATCAGATCGTGGAAGGCTTTCTCTATGCTCTGCTTCAGCGTGAAGAGTTCACGCTTGTCGGAACCAGAATTGTTGGTCTGGCTCTTGCCAGGTGTGGCGCCCACCAGGTTAGGGTGGATGTTGTCGGCATAACACTGCATGTTGTTGCTCTCTGCGATGTCATCGCTGTAGTCGCCTCCATCCTTCGAGGTATCGATGCGGGTGATGCGTACCATCTTCACCTCCTTGCCGTCGGGTGTGGTGTAATATCCCGCTATCCAGAGCTTGCCGCTGTTTTCTATGCCCGATATGAAGGAGCGTATCTTTTCCTTCTCTGCCAGCTTGCGCTTCTTCTGTTCCTCCGCATTGGTGATGTGCTCCTCCTTGAAGATGCCACGCCAGTAGTCGTTGTGGATCTCTACCAGGTAGGGGATGGTGGCATGGTTCTTCAGCTTGGCCATCTTGCCGATGGCGATGAGTCGGGAGATGTCATACCATTTGTCCCGGAAGATGGCAGAATAGTAGGGCACTGGATAATACTGGCAGCCTGGGGTAGGGAAGCGGGTCACGATGGCGAACACTCTGTCCTTGCACTCCGGACTTTCCGTCTGTCTTGATTTCGTCTTGCCGTTCTGTCCGTCCAGCCCCATGCGCTTCTGCAGGTCGCCCAGAGGGTCCAGTTCGTCCAGCAGCGGCAGCACCTCTATGTTTTCGGGTGCTGTAGCGTTTCTCCAGTTGGCATAGAGTACGTATTCCGAACGTCCGTTCTTGCTCTGGGTGAACCGGCAGTAGCATGCCTCCTTGTGTCGGATGCCCACTATCTTGTCACCCTTCTTGTTGAGGATGATGGCTGATACGCAGAAGAAGAAGTATTTCATGTCCGTGATCTGCTCCAGGAAGAAGCGGCTCATGGAATTGTGCATCCGGAACAGGTTCACCTCCCTGTCCTTCGTAGGCAGCTTGGTCTCGATGTCGTTATACTGGAAGCCCATGCCGTAGCAGGTCAGTACGTTGAAGAGCTTGTTCTGCGCCATCACGCTGCTCTCTCCGATGTTCCTGATGAGTTCGTAGGGCAGTTTGTTGTCGCACCCGAACGGAATATAGGTATATTCCACTCCCTTCACCTTTACGGCAATGGTGGGTGTGGTTCCGTCATCGTCAAAGATGGCAGAACTCTCGGTAAAGCCACTCGTAGGCGATGAGGTCTGATAGTCGAGTACCGCGCCCATGGTGGCGAAGGTGATGTCAATATCGTTGTTGTTCTTTTCCATAATCTGTACTATAAATAAATTGAATGATCATTATATCTGAAGATGAAGATGTCCCTCACCTTGCGTACCTGATGGTTTACGGGGTTATAGAGGTTGTGGGTTCCCTGCTGCCATGAGCAGCTCTTCACCAGCCAGCCCCGGTACTGGATGATGGAACCGTCGCTGCCCTTCCAGCAGTCCAGGTCCACGGGTGTGCGGTCGATGCGCGAAATGTCCAGCGCACGCCTCAGTTCGTTGATGTGGATGGCTTTGGGTGTTGCATTCTTTGGCATATTGCAATAAAATATAAGGGTGAAACTTCTAGTTGAATGTATCGTCGAAGGAATCGTCAAAGATTCTACCTCCCGTATTCTCAGAATTCTTGAATATCACGTTCTGCACTCTCTGTGCATACTGGTAGCTGAAGGTGAATTCTGCCAGGTCATCGTCCTCGTTGGTCCGTTCGCTCTTCGAGTCGGTGAAGGTGATTTCCTTATCCTGAACGTACTCCCGGAACAGATAGATCTCATCGCTTCTCAGCAGGTCTTCGGCAAAGTGGGCCATGGATGGCGGGATAATGCCGGTGTCGCCCTCGAAGGTGCGGGTCTCCTTCACGGAATAGTTCACCCTCTTGCCTGAGATGACTGCCTGCTTGCGCTCGAAGGTTGGTGCAATCTTTTTCCTGCCCAGGCAGTAGAATATCTCCTGGCAGCCGAACGAGTTGGTGAAGAGCAGAACCGGGTCGGCTACTGCCTTGGTATGGTCTATCTGATATTCCTGCACTCGCTTGCCCACGGTCACGGTATAGGCGAAAAGACTGCCCTTCGACTCGTCGTAGTACCGGTCGGGCGATACGTCGAAGGTGGTGATGCCGTTCACGGTACGCACGGAGGTCGCGTCTGTTGCCATCGTAGCGGTTACCACCTGCGAGGTTCCGTCATAATACCTTGCCACTACCTGAGGGGTGGAGCAGTCGGAACCGGCTGCATGCAGGTATTCACGGTGGCCCAGCTGAGTAAGCTTGGCGCCATCGAGCAGGGTGAGGAAGTAGGAATCCAGGAAAGCCTGGCAGCTCATGTTCACGTCTACGGTGGAATAATAGACGGTGAAGGTATTGCTCCAGGAATCAGACTGTGAGCCTCCCGTAAGCTCTGCTATGCTTATCTGGCAGGTGGCAACCACGGTTCTTCTCGCAGCATCGGCTATGAGCGTACCGAGGTCGTAGATGGTGATGATGCCCGATACCGGGTAATAGGTCTCGCTGAGCAGTTCTTCGCCACCACAGCTGATGGTGACGGTGGCGCTGTCGCCGCCTATCCTGAAGGAGAAGGTGTCGAGCGCACTGGTGAAGACTGGCGAGCTGGGTTGATGGGTTACTGTAATCATATCTTTGTCTCATTAAAACAATGCAAAGATATAATTGTCATGGATAAAATAAAAATACCCAGCCACCTCACGATGACTGGGCACTCAGAGAGTTATAAAAATTATACTAAAACCGGCCACGCCTGGCCCATCGCTTATGAAGTCCGATATGTCAGCGGATCTTATAAGAATGAAAAAAAATAAATGCCGTTATCTAGAAGGACATGTCGAACTGCATGTGCCAGGAGAGCTTACCTCCTTCTACCTGCACCATCTTGTAGCCCTTCTCTATCATGTATTCAGTGATGACGGAGACTGGAGCAATGACCATGTCCCTGATATCATTCTGAATATCCTTCGAGGTCTTGAAGTCTACCTTGCTGTTATCGTCGGGATCAAACGGCTGGTAGCCTATCAGATATTCCTCCAGAGCCATGCGGACGTAGTCCGTCTTGGTTTCCTTCTCTACGGGCGGTTCTTCCGGCTTCTTCTGAGGTCCGAATCCCGTAATGCGTTTTCTTTCTCCCATCAGCATGCACCTCCTTTCGCCTTGAGAGCGATTTCCATGGTCTCGAAGAGGTTGCTCATGCGCTTGAAGGCGTTGAGCATGAGCAGCACCTTGCCGGGACCTCCGAAATCGTCCACGCTGTTGGTCACTACCTCGTCTGATACAAGTCGGTCCTGTATATAGTTGAGGTTCTCGATGAAGTTGTCAAGCTGGCTGACGTTCATCATATCTGTCAGTGCATTCCATACTTCTGCTGTCATGCACATGTTGGTTGAATTATTCATCGCTCATTCCTCCTTTCTTGTCTCTTGTCCAACCTGGGTGAAGGAGTCCTTCGGCTTCTTTCGGGAGTACCCCCCCCCGAATCTCTAAAACGCTCAAAGATGTTGTGGCGCTCACTCTGGATCTTCTCGTTCTCGGTAGCCCAGTAGTTCTTGGCTTCAGCCTTCAGCACATTGTGCTTGCGTCCAATCTCGTTGCGGTTTTTTCTCAAATCGTGAAGATCAAGCTCGTATTTCTCTTTAGCTTCCTCAAACACCTTTCTTGCATCATGAAGCTTCTTGTTTGCCAGGTGCTCCTGTATGAGAAAACCGTCCAGGCGGGCACCATAATCGTCCTGCAGGTCTGCCAATCGCTGGGCATAGTCCAGGCGAAGCTTATTCAGCTTTGCCGTATTGGCTGCCAGGAGCTTCTGGAACTGCCCTGTAGAGAGTGGCTGCTGCTGCGTCCCGACGCACTCATTATTGTCAGGCGATGGCACATTATTGCCGTCCTGCTGTTCAACTTCCTGCCCACGTGATGCGTTATTCATTACGTCCTGTGAATCCATATTGTTTGTCTGCTGATCTTTCATAATCCTATATATTTAAATTTTAATACTGCAAAATTACTCACTTTTCTATAAATTGAAAAAGACAGTTATTTCCCGTCTTCTTCTTCTACCGGACGCCAATATACGGCGAAGGTGTTGCACTCGGCGAAACTATCCGAATCGCTGTCTTCTGTCCAGATGAAAGGAATGCCGCCGTCGTAGCGCATTCTGTCGGCAAGCATCACGCTTTCGTGGTGGTCATCGGGTGTGCGAGGATCGTGGAATCTCACCTTGGCTCCCTTCCTGAAGCCCTCTGTCACCTTCAGAAACTCCCTCGACTTGTAGATAACCATCTTGTTGCCGGCTATCCAGAACTGAAGCAGCCCGCTGTGCGTCATGCGGCATACCATCTTGCTCAGTTCAAAACCATCCTTGTAGGAGATGGTTTTGCCGGCTGCAACACCTACCGTTGTCATCGTGGCATCAGGATAGAATATCCTATAGTCTTCCAGGTGTTCCGCAATTGCCGCTAATATCTTTTTCGTCTCCATGGCTACATCACCTCCCCTCCGACAAGATAGCCGCCTAATACCGCCAATGCCATGAAGCAGAAGAAGCCCACCATGGTCAATGCCACCTCGCCATACGTTACCTTCTCCTCGCAGAGACAGCTGAAGGTCTCGCTCTTGGTAGCCATGAGACGCTTAGCCTCACGCTTGATTGCACACTTGAGGGTATTGATACCCTCCTCAACGTTGATGCCTGCAGGTCTCACCTGCGCATCACTAATTAAAATTGAATTCTGCATAATTGCCATCTTTAACGCATATAGACCGACCTTGATGTATAAATACAATGGTGGCGGTCACATTCACCGTTGCGTTAAAGATGGTAGCTTTCCCAGCGAAGGGCAAGTATCTTACGGATCATGCAACCGCCATATTGAAAAGACCTTTTTCCCGCTGCCGGGAAAATGATACTTTATAGGCATAAAAAAAGCCCACGGCGTGAAGCCTAGGCGAAACAGTCGCCTTCACTGAGTAGATTACTACTATCTTTAACGCGTTGGCAAAAGTACGAAGAATAATTGGAACCGCCAAAAAAAAAGCGAGAAATTTTCATTCCTCGCTCATTTTTCTTTTCAAAACATGCTTAATAACATATTATTGCTCATCTTTGGTAATCAGACCCTCTCGAATCTCATTATCATTCTTCACTCTCTTCACCAGAACATAGTGGAGAACAGCCCTGCCGGCACCCTCTGTAACATAATATGTCTTGTCAAGTATCCAACCTTTCTTAGCCATATAATTCACGGCTTCCATGACGGTATTGAACTTAATCTTTTTGCCATCCTCACCATATAAGCTCTCGAAGGAGCCTCCATTATTGGAGACTGCGCCCATATCAAGCATGACCTTCACTTTGCCGACACCCCAGAAGTTATATGCCTTGAGGTCGCAATAAACCGGATACTTACCATCCTCAGACTGGATGGTGCTCTGCGCTTTAGCGCCAATAGCCATAAAAATGATGGCTAAAATTAGAATAATTTTCTTCATAACTGCAATTAATTGAATAAAATCCGGTGCAAAAGTAATAATATTATTTGGAAATGAGGAATGAAAAGGAATAAAAACGGAAAGAAAAACGGAATCAATCGGAATGAATAGGGATGAATCGGAATCATATCCAGGAATGACCGGAAACGACTGCGAAAACGACCGAAAACGACCGGAAACGACTGCAGGATCTCCCTTCGGTTCTGCCACTTCGAGGAATGGATTCCTCGGAAATTCCCCGATTTTCCCCGCATTTTCCTCGATTTTCCGTGCATATTCCGCAAAAAATACCCCCGGTGCAGAAAGTACCGAGGGTATTAATTTTTGTTGCTTCTATATATTTATTTAGTTAATTGAATTTTAACCATGCCTAATCGCATGATTAGCACCACAAGGCTATGGTGTCTTTTGTCTTATAGGGGAGTGCTTAGCCCCTAGCCTCATTTTTTCTTAGATTCTATCCGCAGCGGCACGAATGCGATTTGAAACCTCGCATAGTGCTCCACGGAGCATTACTTTTTCCTCTTCGGTGAAACCACCTACACCACCATTACCATCGATACCATCAAGCTTGTGGTAGAGCCATGACGACGATTTTCCAAAATAAGTGCGTGCTATCTCGCGCCATGATACCAATAACTGGATATCCTGAATGCGCTGCTTTACGGCACTGTCCTTAACCTGGTTTGTTTTTGCTACAATTTCCATAATTCTGTTGCTTTTAATGCCCTCCCCGAAGGGAGGGCTTTTTGTTAGTTACTCTGGCATGTCAACCAAGTCATCAAAAAGCTGCTGGGCATACCATAATAATTGCGGATAACCATCTGGGTAAGATAGCCTGTAATTCCTGATAGCCTCTATCAGTTCCGCTTCTTTTTCGTTTAAATTGTAATTTAAATCCATTGAACACATTTTGTATTAAGACGATGCAAAGATACTACAAATATTCGTATTATCCAAATATTTACTACGAAAAAACGTATTATTAAGCAAGATTTAACAATTAGAACAGGAAAACTCGTTTTATCGAGGAAAATGATTAACTTTGCAGTGTTTTTCATTTTTTATATATAGTATATGGAAGAAAGATTTATATCAAAAGAAATGCGGGCTTTTATCTCTGTAGAGTTAGCCCAGGTTATTCTCGCTAGAGCCGATGCCAGATTGGGAAGTTCTTTAGAGCAGTTGCGCAAATCTACAGACAGAGCTTACACCATGACTGGTTTCCTGCTAACATGTTTTACGGGACTTACTGCTTTTATGGTTAATACCCATGATCTGGTGCAGTTCTTGCTGGCTTTAGTTCTATGGTTCGGAATTAGCGATGCCTTATTGCTGATGTTTACTAAAGTTATATCGGTACACGGATTCAAGTATGCAGGAAGCGCTGCAAGTGGGTATATGCAGGACAAAAACATTGCTTATGCAAGAAGACACTCGGGCGGAAGTGATGATGTGGCCAACAAGATATACCTGAAGAATTGTCTGCTGGATAGCATAGAATATGCAGAGGAAGCTTACCACTACAACAGGCAGCAGCTCACAGACAGATGCCAGGTGATAGATAAGGCGATGAGAGCTATCAAGTGGTCTGTAGGAATAGACTTCCTGATAATTCTCATTGTAGCCTTAATTAAATTTTCAATGTTTGCCATGACCTTCATTTGAGTATCCGCTGCCATCATCGCTTGAATGGCTCCACTCATCATCATCGTATCCTATTATCTTTCTCATAAATAAAAACGGCTCTTGCATCCAGAGGGCAGTCCTTCAGCACCAGCCATAACAGCTGTATATTTTAAATTTGCCCTGCGTGAGACCTGCCCGAATCACACATTGCATAATAATCTATGTTTGGATGCAAAGATAATATTTTTACTTGAGGCAGCCAAACATTTTGACAACAAAATACCCCCGGTGCGGAAAGCACCGAGGGGTATGGTTATTCTTTATCGTCTGTTGTATCTTTCTTTGGGAATATTGGTGGTATTTTGTTGAGTACAAAAACTACCGCCAGGCTGATCACCGTTGTCACACCGATAGCTATTGCAGCATTGTCATGACCATTCATTGCTAAATTATAAGCAATGTATCCAAAGAAGATGATGAGAATGGTACCCAGGATTTGTCCTAATGTAGCCTGATTGAATTTTCTCTTCACGATTCTCTTCTCCATATCGATGCGATGATCTACCTGCTTCTCGGTCATCGTCATGATGCGGTCGGTTGCTCCTGGCAATGTCTTTTCGTAAGCTTCAAAATGCTCCGGTGGAGGAAGAGGACCGCTAAAGGTTCGCTCTTCTTCAATAGACATCATCGTTGCCAGGATGGCATTTCGCTTGTCTTCTGGCAGTTCCTGCAGGATGTCATTAACGTTTGCCGGTATGACATCCTCAATCTCTGCGATTTCTTTGTTGTCTTCTTTATCTTGCTCCATAAAGTTGTCGTCTATTAGCGTTTAAAACTTTCTTCATATCAGAACCTACTGCTTCCCAGTCTTTCCTCAAGTCAGACACATTGTTGCCTTTCAAGTAATCATTGAACAGGCTGTTGTCGCCACCGAGGCTTCCTAAACTACGCAAGCCTTCTGCTAAAGGGTGGCGAGCGATGGTCATAGAGCGGAGCGCTCTACGTCTTGTAATTCTCAATGCTCTCATTTTACTTGCGTTGTTATTTTGTTGCTATTGATTATATTCTTCCGCTGCAAAAATACATCTTTTTTCTGATACTGCCAAATATTATCGCATTTTTAACTATAATCTTTGGTATAATCTTTAATATAAAGTTTTTAAAAAAAATACCCCCGGCGCATGGAGCACCGAGGGCTATGGTTATTCACTCTAGCTTTTGCTATGGAAAAGGTATTTTGCCACGAAGATGAAAACACCTATCACGTCTGCCAGAGTCGTGGTGAGGAGCGTTATCAGGACATTATCTGATAATGACATCACGTCAAGACCGCTAAGGAAGACGATGACCATGGCAATAGTCATATATACACACATAAATCCGAAAATAGAGTAGCTGAACACTTTGCGCTGTTCCCTGTCTTGCTTGAGTCCCTGAATCTCTTCCTTCAACTTTTCTATGACAGTCCGCTGGTATTCTATCTGTACATCTGGGTTATTGCTGCCCAGATGTACATGTTTCTCTTCGGCTTCATCTATTTGTTTGTTATCAGCAGATAACAGGTTTACCACTTCTCTTTTCATGCATCTTGATTGCTACATCCACGATTTTCTGATAAAATGCCGCTGTCAGTTCGTCTGGAATCTCACGGTTCTCGCCTTCGATATAACATACATCCCAAGGCGTGCCCTTTCGGTGAGTGAGTTCCACCATCTCTGAGTCTGAATAGCTGTGATAGCGTTTCCACACCATTTCAACGATGGTCTTGGCATCATTATCCTTTAGTTCCGGAGTTTTGAAAATAGGCAGGTTCTTCTTTTCGTCCCATTCCATCACCACGGTTTTTTCCGTGATAGGGGAAGCCTTGTATTGCTTGAATGAGTGATAGACAGAAGGTATGACAGGACCGTATCGCCAAGCTTCCACTTTATCAAACCTTGGGTCGAGCAGCGACTGATAGTTGAGTGCGAGCGAGAAGCCATGAGCGATATAGACTCGTTTCATCAGTCCCAGCTGGGTGATGTGTCTGCCTTCTTTATGTGCCAGCTCTATGAAGTAGTTGGCCACGGATAAAGCGTTCATGTTCATACGATATTGTTTTTATTGAGTAGAAATTTGCAGCGTGTTAATCGATTAACACGCTGCAAAAGTACATCTTTTTTCTGAGATTGGCAAGTTTTATCGCATTTTTAACTATAATCTTTGGTATAATCTTTAATATAAAGTTTAAAACAAGGAAAATCCCGTTTTCCGGGTGTTTGCAGGAAATATGCAGGCTGTTGCGATGAAACCGCAGCATTTGGCAGGCGCTATCAGCGAAATAGCGATAGGGAAAAACGGCGATTTGCGACAACTTTTCCACACCCGTTTTTCCAAAAACCTCGATTTTATCGGGGTTTCAGCCGGGTTGAACAGAAGAAAAACACCTGTTTCAGCATTAAGATCCCCCACTGCCCTACGCCTGAGGGCGCCCGCCGCCATTAGAAATTAGCGGTATATGTAAACAACTGTCAGGATTTTTGCAACACAGTAAAGCCAAAGAAAAAGGGGAGCACGCTTCACAGCGGGCTCCCCATGGATTGCGTTCAACCGAGAACGTCTATCATATATATGTAGGATTACAAAACAGCATTATAACATGGAGCCGGTGGCTATGTAGCCATCAGCCTGAGGATATTTCTCTATGCCTATCATCAGCGTATCGAAGGCATCAGAGCCATCGGTGCGGGCTTCCAGCTTATCCTCTTCGGTCTCTGCCAGCTTCTCTCCACGCTTATCCTTCTTGCCGTTATACACTCCAGCCAGACGGATGGAGATGAGCAGGTCTTCATTGTTCTCGCTATTGATCATGGCTCTGTGCTCAGCCCTGCCTGCAAACATGCGGTTGATGAGCAGCATCTTCTCCAGGTGTCCCATCGGGTTGCCCAGATATACCTCGTTCACATACCAGCCATGGTCGGTCAGGTAGTTGGAGATGAAGGTATGGAAGTCATCATTCATTAGGGCGTAGTTGTTGCCCACGAAGGTGGAGTCATAATAGAAGTTCACCTCCTTGCAGCGGTGGTACTCGTAATACTCCATGAACTTGTCGAGCAGGGCAGGCAGCTTCTCGTCATACTTCACGAATATACTCTTCAGGCAGCGGGCTTCACCCCGCAGGTTGTCCTGTCCCACGGCTATCCAGTTGATCAGGGCGTTGGCATCGAAGGCGATGCACAGCGGGCGGTCGGGATCCACGTCGTCATCCATGCGAGAATCCACATGCTGAAGCTTGTCGATGTCATACTCCAGTCCGTCCAGATAGGCGAGGTTGGGTGCCGTATATAGGTTCACATCACGGAGATTGGAGTAGAAGCCGTCGAGAGAGATGGAAGGGCGCTTGCACATGATGGAGGTCTGGAAGGTGAGGGCTGGCAGATCTCGTTTCATCTGCTTAATAAAGTCCATGCCCAGCACCTCGATGTTATATACTGAAGAGTACTCTTTATAGAACAGTGCCTTGGAGCGCAGCTGTGCCAGGAGCAGACCAATCTCCTTGAGTCGGCGCTTGGCATACAGGCTGATGTTGCCTGAAGTCTTGATGCGGTTGCGGATATCGTATTCCTCCACCACCAGCGATGAGATGGCATCGATGAGGTGAGAATCGCAGTCTTTCTTGTAGTTGAGGAACCAGGAACCCTTCTTGGTTACGGGCATATCCGAGGTGATGAGCATGCCATGGTGGTAGTAGTGCCGTCCGAAGAGGTTCACGTTACCACGGTTGGCAGGGAAGGTTTCGTCCTTCAGCTGCTCAAAGTTGATGAACTTCGCCTCGTCTATATCCAGGTAGTCGAGCGAGAGGGAGTTGGAGGTTCCCTTGCGGTCCTGTGAGATGATGGTACCGATGGAACCGTTATAGAAGGAGATGGTGTTCTCCCAGTTGGAAGGCGGGATTACCGGTTCCGGCCATCCCTGCTTCTTGGGTGGTTTCACGCCGATGAGATAATGCTTACCCCGGTGGAATCCCCATCGCTCCCAGTGCTGAAGCATGGAAGGAAGGGTGTTGGTAAGGCATCGCTTGGTATTGGCAGAAACGAAACCTCCGTCGCTTCCGGGCATACGCTGCATGTTGCGCAGGTTGAAGGTGGCATGCAGGATGCTCTTTCCGATACCACGACCGCCCACGACTACAGTGTCGCGGGCGTTGATGAGGTTTACTTCCTGCTGTGCCGGGTTGAAATATTGTTCTATCATAATGATTTCTCCTCTTCCTTTACTTCTTCTGCTGGTGTATATTCCAGGAGCTGCTCGTCATAGTCCTCGCTCTCTATCCTGATGAGGTCCATACTGTTGTCGGTATATTTCTTGATGAGCTTCCTGATGGTACCCATTACGTTCGGTATGCGCTTCAAGCCGAGATGGCGAGGATCCGAAGTAGGGATGAACACCTGTGGCTGGATCAGGTCATAGCCGGCATCCACTGGGTCTTCCTTGTCGAGCAGGTGATATTTACCGTATGCAGCAGCTGCAGCAGCCATTGCCCTGGCATCGCCCATGCTCTCTGCCTTGTCGTAGGTCTGCTGTATCATCTGGTCGAAGCGGTAGCGGGCAAAATCCTTGGAAACCCTCTGCAGGTTGCCCAGTATGAGCTTGATGAGGTGCAGGTCATTATATGCCATCATGCGCTGCACCTGATAGTCCTGCATATCCTTGAAGACAAGTTCCTGGTCTGTCTTGCGTGGATTGATGAGCCACCAGGCATAAAGAGCCCGGATGCGCAGAATGCGGTCGCGCACGGGTGCGGGAACATTCTGTGCATCCATCTCTTCGGGTGTACGGTCCATCAGTTCGATGATGGAATCTATATTGACTGGTTCTCTCATATCTTATAATGAATTTATTGGGCCGAATTCTCTGCGAGCCGTTCCTTGGCTACCCGGTCACGGTCGGCACGGGTCACCACGTATGAATCGTAGGTGAGCATATCGGCACGGTATTTCTTGTCGAGATCCGAAAGAATCTTCAGATACTCATATCGGTCGCACGGTTCCTTGTCTTCCATCGTCTTGAGCGTCTCGAAGGTGGATTTGATTTCCTTGTATCTCTTGGCGTTGATGTCCCAGAGGTCGGCTACTTTCTTGGGCAGAAATTCGTGATCCTTGCGCTTGCCCTTGCGTATTACAGCCACCCCGTCGCTCTCCGAGGATGGCAGCTCTGCATCATCCTGAGAATCTTCTTCCTCGATGGAATCGCCGTTTTTCTCCGATTTTCTCTGATTTTCTCCGTTATTCTCCGGTTCTCCCTGATTTCCTCCGTTATTCTCCGGTTCTCCTTCGGCAATGATTGCCTTGGCTTCAGGAATCACGATTTCGTTCATCTTCCTGACCTCATCGATGGTCATGTTGTCGAGTCGGATCTTGAGGAACTTATTCAGTTCGTACTCAATGTTGGTACGGTATGCCTGTGGCTGGCGGGTGGCTCTGGCATGATAGAAGCGGTCGCGGTTGAGACGGAAGAGCATGTTGGCGCCCTTGATGATCTCATCGTCCGATTCGTGTTTGGAGTTGAGCCACTCCTGCATCTGTCTGGTGAATTGATGGTCCATATAATCTATATAATTAAGGTGAAAAACAAACAAAGGTGACTCAGGCATAAAGCGAGAGCCACCTAAGTTAATTAAAAATTACTGTATGTAGTTATGAAAATCGGGCTGGGTATTAACTTCCTTCAGTAGCCGTCCATACAGAACCATCGCTGCCCTTGATGTCTCCCTCATCGGTTTCGAGCTTACCATCATAGAATGGAGCAGGGCAGAAGTCGGTGGCTTCCACGCTGAGCGTCGAGGTCTTGGAGTCTGTGGCTCCTGCGCCGCTGTTCTGGGCAAATGTGGTCTTTACCGGGAACATCTCGTTGCCGAGGATGCGGAAACGGCCGTTAGGATCCTGCTGGGCAAAGATCAGGTCGTCATTGATAGCCATACGGCCAAGACCGGTAATTTCGGCATCCGTGCCGCCGATGATGTACTCTGCCTTGTTGAGGAAGGTGGCAGATGGAGCCTCGCCCTGGGTCTCCGTAGTGATGGAAGACTTGAGTGCTACGAGGTCAACCACGTGCCACTTGGCATCAGCTTCCAGTGTGAAGTCGCCCTTGTAGGTAGCGAGTTCCTCCAGTCCCTTGGTGGTATCGCCTGGGTCTGGGAGCTTTGGCCATGTCAGAATCTGCGAGAGCGGAATGACCAGGAACTTAGGCTTAATGCCGGGACGGATAATCGTTCCCGGACATTTGCGCACTGATTTATATAAATCCTTGTTAGTACAAACCATAATCTAATCTCCTATATTATAAAGGTGAAACATTAGTGGGTTTCGCTGCCGGCATTCTCCTTGCCGCTCTGGTCGCCACTCTGTTCGCCGCTTGCCTGGCTGACAGATGATGTGGCTGCCTTCTGGATGAGTGGCTTGGTACCATCATCTGTGATGAACAGGGCACGCTCCTTGTTGATGCTCTCAAACTGAGTACCGAAGAACTTGGTAGAGATGAAGTCGAGTTTAAATGGGTGATACTTCTCGACCTTAATCTGCTCGGCATCGTTGTTGTTGGCCTCGTTGACACCCACCAGCATATTGCTCTTGGTGGTAAGCTCAAAGAAAGGAGCATCCTTCTTGTTGGAAAGGACTGCGAACTCTACATTGCCGAAGCCCTCTACGGTGAGGTGGTTATAATCCTTGTTGTAAGGAACAGCACCAAACTTCTTCAGGTAGGCACGGTTGTAGAGATTGACGAATGACTGAGGAACGTAAAGGTAAACCTTATCCTCTGTCATCAGCTCTTCGTCGGCAAACTCACAGATGCCCTGTGCGAAATCTACGGCGTTGTCGTCGTTGATGGTCTTGTTGTCGCCCAGAATGTCTGCAACCTTAATGAGGTTTCCGAGGTCGGCTGAAAGCTTGCCGGCATCCAGTTCGGTCTTGGCAATGGTGTCGAAACCATTGAAGAGGTCAACAGAACCTGTTCCTGTAGGGTTGCGTACTGCCTTGAACAGAACCTTATCGAGGTTCTTACCGAGCTTCAGGGCAAGAAGCTGAAGAACCTGCAGCGTGATAGGCACATTCTTCAGGGCATCGCCATTAGTGACGTTGGCGCCCCAGATGGTGGAATAAACTGAGTTAGGAGAAAACTTGATATCGACACTACCAAAGAACACCTCCAGGGTACGAGGTGTAATCTTGACGTTGCCGTCAGCTACTCGGTTCTCATCGTATGGACCGAACTCAGCACCACCTGTAAGTTCGCCTACGGTCTCTGAAACACGGATGCCTGGACGAAGAGTCATGTAGCTGAGCGACTTCTTCAGACCTCTGGTAGGCATGGTGATTAACTTATTACGGTAGGTCCTTGCCGTCTTTTGCAGCTGTTCCTGTACGTCAACAGGTGCAACAAATTTATTAGTCTCTGCCATATTATGCAAAATCAATTAAAACGTCCGACACTTGATCTGAGCAGAAGTCCTCTGCCTTGTTGTCATCCACGGCAGTGTGGGTTTCGCCACCCGGTTCTTTCTCCAGATCCTTCACTTTCTCTTCAAGGTCTTTCTTATCCTGTTCCAGGTTCTTGACCTTATCCTCCAAATCCTTCTTCTCGTTCTTGACCTTGTCGAGTTCCTCGTCCTTGGTCTTGATCGAGCTGGAGTCGGCAGCAATCTTATCCTCCAGCTTCTGCATCTGCTCCTGCGAGATGGTGCAGTCCTTGGCTGATTCCTCTGCCTCAATGCCCTCTACGTTGAGAACATTGTTGATGTGAGTCCATTTCTTAATCATATCTAATATATTTTTATGAGGGTTGCCTTTATCATTGTCCTTGCCGAAAATCCGGTTCAGGAATCCCGTCTTCTTCTCGTACCAGGAATTAACCACCTCCGGCAGCACCGGAAGGTTGTTGTACTTGATGAAGTTCTGGGTAGAATCGGTAATCTCTACAGGTTTACCGTCCATGGCTTCGTCTACAAGTCCAAGGTCAATGCACTCTTCCACGGTGTGCCACTTGGCTTCAGACATCACCTTGATGATGTCCTCATGCTTCTTTCCTGAGCGGTCACAGTAAACATTGGCGATGATGTTGTCGATCTTCTGCTGGTCTTCCTGCTGCTTCTGAAGCTGCTCGATGAGGGAGCCGATCTCTTCCTCGTTGAGGGCACTCCATACAAACTGCTCGGTAGAACACTTGTGAACCAGAAGCAGGCAGTACTTATTCATTCGGATGGTCTTGGCGCCCATCGCACAGAGGGTAGCTGCAGAAGCTGAGAAGCCAGCCTGGAAGTCAACGGTCACATCGCCATGATTCTTGAACATCTGACAGATGGAAAGTCCGGCCGAGACAGAACCTCCCAGCGAGTCGATGGCTACATCGACATGCTTGCCTTTGTTCTCATTAAGGATATCGCGGACCATTATTTTGGTCCACGATCCTATATAACCATTAATTTGAATATGATATTTCATACAACTTAGCGAATTTGATTGGCGCAAAGTTATATAATAATGTAGATAGATAAAAAAACTTATCAGATGATTTGGAGCGGTTTATTGAGGCCTGTCCAGGTGACTGTATAGGTAATGAGCGAGGAATCTGTATGAGAACCTGGCATGTTTTCGGTGCGGGTGAGTACCGGATATGGACGGATCTCGAAGCCGATGAGGTAGCGGCATCCGTCGGCAGTGGTCACTCTGAAGGCGAGCTCCTTCCATTCTGGATCAATCTGCTCGCATGTCTTGAAGGATAGTTTGGAAGTGAAAATGCGGACTTTCGATTCTACTTTGTCGGTGATTTCACAACTTGACGGATTTTTGCATGCAATATTCCGGAAGCTGACATCCGAAGGAAGGTAGCAGGAATGGCGAGAGAGAAGAGCCATGCTCTTGAGGTTTTCTACCTCCGTAACCTCTACTTTGATGATGTTCTTGATGTATGCCATATTTCTAAGTTGTTTGGTTATTTTTATGTTTTCCATCGTGTTCGGGGTTGTTTGCCCAGACGGAAAATTTTATATTAATCTTTATTAAATCTTGTTGCCGAACTTAAAATTACGCCCTTTTTTGCGTGTTGACTGCGAATTCTGTAGAAGCATTGGCGCACGGTATCCTCATAATCGATGCCAATACCGTGCTGTTCGCACCAGGCAGAAATGAGGGAAGAAAGCTTGCAGGAACGGTCGGTGATGTCCTTCAGGGATGCCCAGAGATCCATCTTGAAGAGGTCTGCTATCATCTCCTTCACGGCACATCTGGCACGCGGTCCGAGGTAGTTGTATTCCCTTACCGGCTTTGCCTTGGAGTCGGGGAGCTGGACAGCGATGTAGTCGTCCGGGTTGGTGAGCCATCTTTGCTCCTCATACTCCTCGTCGCCGAAAACATGCTCCACACTCTGATGTAGCCGGTCTGCCTGCGCCTTCTGTATTTCGTCCTGGTTCTCCTGCTCTACAGGGGAGAGTTCTGCCGAAGGAGGTTTGCTTGTGAACCGACGAATCACAGCCACCTCGTTGCCGATGGCAGGGAAGACAACCGGGTTGCCGTAGCTGCGGTATGCCCACTGTCTGATATGTTGGGGAACCTTAATGTAAACTACTCTATTCATAGGTCATTTTTGCCGCAAAGATACAAAGAACTTTTGAGATACTTACGATGATTAGTGAAAAACTTACTTTTGTCAGTAAAGTTGGTGTGATGTAATTTCGTCCGAAAAGTTTGTATTTTTGTATCGTGTAACTTTGGCTTTGTAACTCGCTGATAATCAGCGATGTTTTTCTGATACATTTTTCTGATACAAAAAAGTAGGCCAAAACAAAGTTGTAACATAGCCTATTCCGGGAGACGGAGCACTGATACAAAAAGGGCTTGTTACAAACCTCGAAAAGTTTGTAACTGAGTTGTAACGCAACTTTGTAAACAGCCGAAATCGGGTTTAACTCCCTCTTTTCTAGTTATTTATGTCTTTTCACAAATATCTTGTTACAGAGTTACAAAAGATTTGTATAATAAATAAGAAAGGGGTGGAGGGGAAAACGGCTGTAGGCGTAGGAAAAGGACTAAAACGGACCCGTCGGACGACAAAGATGGCGACTGTGGCCAACGAAAAAGGGAGCGATGAACAGACGTTCATCACTCCCTCGTAACATGGAAAAAGAGATATAAAAATCAGCAGATTTTGCTTGAAAATTTCGTCGAAAATATTTGCGTAATTCAGATATTTTTTGTACCTTTGCACTATAACTTGGGGCTATCTATTCCATTATATATGGAGAGTTAGAAAGGTTCATTGCTATCTTTATCTACTTTACTCCAGTCGATTGTCGATTGATAATCACCATTGTTTGCCTGAGTTTCCTCTTTTTTAGAATCACTCTTCTTGCTTCTGAGGTAGATCATTTCCACCGGGCTTCCATCAGGATGCGCAGGATCTCTTCTGATGATGCGATGCTGGCTGTTGCAGAGGTCGGAAGGGTTGAGCGAGTCAACGTAAGGACAGAGTTCTACAAACGCCTTCAGCTTCTTGGTGAAGCTTTGTGTGGTAGCCTTATTGAGACCAGAGAACTGCTTGAAGTCGGTAAAAGCCTTCTCTCTTACGACGAACTGATCCAGTCTTCCGCTCTCCTCAGAGAAGTAAGAACTAGCCCAATCCTCGAAGTTGACGCCCATATCTGCCTTGAATTTGCGCTTGACGATATTCTCCATTGGTGGGAGTATCTTGATAGGTTCTCCGGCCAATGAAAGGTAGAATCGGCAACACTGCAGGAAAAAGTTGATATCCGCATTCCATTCTTCTTCAGAGTATGTCTTCGAGAACAGATCCTTGTCGAAGTCATCACGTATGCTTCGGGTCTCCTGGTAGTCATTGTCCTCTGTGCGCTGGTGATAATAGTCAGAGAACACCATATAGAGCAATCTCGCCTCCGAAGACGGGTCGAAGTCTGCTGGCACATAGTTGGTAGTGAAAGCAATCTTCGGGCTGTCCTCGAAAGGAATAGTGAAGCTCTGGTTGTTCTTTGGGTTCACGGTCATATCTGAAGTAATATTATCATAGAATAGTCCGGTGTTGAGGTATCGGTCACAGTCATCGAGCAGCAGCATCTGGGTGTGCTGGGTTACCTGGTCGAAGACGTGAGGGTTGTCCATCAGCTTAGGATTTCGTCCGGACAGTTTTACGGTCTTCATCAGCAGAGAAAGCGTCTTGAAGAAGAAACTCTTACCCGAACGGCCATTACATTCATTGTCTTCCCCGATTTTATTGTCCATGGCCATAGGCGCCCATGCTCGTGAAGGTGACTTGTAATGATGGAGCATGTAGCCGAATGTGAATATCTTGTTAATCAGATTTTGCTTCTGCTCTGCGATTTCCTTTTCATCCAGTCCTTCTCCGGCAATATCGAAGAGGTGTGCCTTGTGGTATGCTTCTTTCTCATCGATGCTTTTGTCTTCGAAGTTGTATTCAAGTTCCTTGCGCCAATAGGTTCGGGATGCGTTGATCAGATAGCCGAAGAAATGGGAACTGGTATTCTTTACCTCAATATCAAACTTTGGTCTTCCGTTTTCATCGATGGTGCGGGTGATGGTGAACATATCGTCAAGCTTTTTGAAGTTGTGGTCGATGACATTCTCCTGCCATACATAGTTCTTCAGGGAACTTCCTTCTCGCTGGTATTCAGTCAAGCCATTTTTATCTACTTCCACGCTTACACGAGGGAAAAAGAACAGCTGGGAGTGATTGGTATAGCTGGTAAAGTCCAGCGTTATCTCCTGGAGTGAATCGAGGGCAGCGCTTGAAAGCTTCGGGGTATTGAGCACCAGATTGAGGATATCACGCTTTTCGGCTCTATCGATGACCCATTGGCGGCAGAACTCACGGATGTCTCTTGTGGTGATCAGTTTGACTATATTACCGGTGATGCGAACGTACCTGGTAATGGCAGAGTTCTCGTCATGGAGCGTATAGAATCCGTTTAGGCGAAGGAAGTTGTACAGGCACGCTGTATCGATATAATGGTCCCAGGTGTTGGCCTTCTTGTTGAGCTTGCTCACCCAGAAGCGTGCCGGCATAGCCAGCGTCATGAGGTTCCTGAAGTCCTTGCGGGTGTTGCGAAGTTCCATCCAGTCGCGGAGATCCTTGCGTCCTTTGCCACGATTATCGTGATAGGTGCGAAGCCACTGAGGGAGCCAGATGGTATGGATATCGATGAACCGGAGTGCAAGTTCCGTTCCCTTGGCGATGCCGGTTTCGTCGATATCGGGTATATTGTAGAGTACTTCTACATACTTCATGATCTCTCTGTATTCTTCATCGCTGAGCTTGTAGGTCTCGGAGTTGAACCATAATGGATGATATCCGAGAGAACGGCAGCAGAGACTGTCACGTTCTCCACTACAGATGAAAGCTTCAGGAAGCTTCTTCTCCTTATAAACCTTGGAGTCATCTGTATTGGTCTTGTTGAATTCTGCCATTTCGCGGACGTTGAACTCATGATAGGCCTTCTTGAGTTCTGCCAGGCCATTTATATACTGCTTTGGCTTGACTCCATCCGGTGTGTAGGAGAATCTCCACTGCTTGCTGAAGTTGAGTGGTTCATATATCTTGTAAAACTTGACTTCCGGCTTCTCTCCGGAAGCTGGAGAAACCAGGCATTCGCGCATAAAGATAGGGTAGTGCTCGTTGCTGCACTTGATTTTGACCTTGCGGTCTTTCACGTAGCCTATCCATTTAGCGGAATGCCAGTTGAGGGCGTCTACATGTTCCTGCTTGACATTCGGACCGAGAACCTTCAGTTCGTCCTCGGTAAACTTTTCGTTGAGTTCAAAGATACGAGTGCCATCCTTCTCGTCGATGGTGGCATCACGTTCGATGAACGTAGGCTTGTTGACGTCTTTCTTCAGTTCATCGGAAATGTTGTACTCTGATGCCAACCTGAGGATTGCATCAGGAAAACGGTCGATATTCTTCTCCTTCATATAGAGATCTATCGGAGATTCGGCGACCCCATCACCTCCGAAGTCGGTCACCTTCCAGCAGTCCTTAAACTTCTTGAGGGCACATGAAGGAGTATTTTCGTTGCGAATGGCAAAGTGCTTTTTAGGCGTACCACTCGAACAGTATTTCTGTACGCATTCCTTGGCGTCCGGGTATAATCCTATGATTATATCCAGTCCGTCATCGGTTGCCTGGTAAATTTGCTCTGCTTTGATCATATTTCTTTTCCTTTAAAAATCTGTCTGCAAAGATAAAATTTCGCAAACTCAAAACAAAATACTTGCCGCCGGTAGCCTTAATGCCTTAGGATATGTAGCTTTACGACTTTGTTGACAGCATTTGGCTGAGACAGGTTGATTTCTGTGATAATGCGGCTTTCGAACTCCGCTTGTGTCTCGAATCTTTTGCGTAGTGGGGGGGTAAGGAAATCTATGATTGCCTTATACCCTGATTCCAGTGTCATTATTGCTTTCATATTCGCTTATTTTTTCGGGTGTACATCCAAGTGCCTCTGAGTTGTGCTCTATATATCTGCGAAATAGGGGACAGTATCTTCCGTTGATACAGTTTATCCCTATCTTGCAGCTTAGACATTTACTTGGAGCCATTTAGTTGAACATTAAACAATTCGTTATGAAGGAGGAGTTTTGCCTTTATGTATTCCGGTCTTCCCTCTTCTTCATTCCAACCTACTTCACGGTAGTCTCTATCAGAAACTTTGCACTCGGTAGCCGTGCCGTCTTCGGTCCATTCTACAATATGATCTCCGTCCCATTCATCTTTGGCTGGGACAACTCCAAGGATGCGAGTACCAAACTTTGTGCGTCTTATCTCACTGATGGATACCTTTGGGAACTTCTCCAAGATTGCATCCTCTATTGTCTTGATCTTAGCTTTCTTTTTCATTTTCATTGTTCTTCATTCTGTATTTAACGATGCCAGCAACCAGACTGTCATCTTCGTCATTATAATATATGGTGAAAACCGTTTTCCCCTTATGAAAATTCTCCCAAGAGGTCTCTACGGCAATATTCGCATCCTCGAAGTCCTTGTATATGGCTTCAAGTTGCTTGCGGTTGACATCGATAACTAATTTTCCCATGATGCATCATTGATAACTTCGTCGATAATCTCTCGCTGGTATGGCTTCCAGTTGTCCTTCTTAATCTTGTCGTAGATGCCCTGGGCTGACATGTCGAACTTCAGCTGAAGGGCAAGGATGAACTTGTTTCTCTTCTGACGGGGAATCTCGTTGTACCAGTCAAACAATGAATTTTTTTTCTCACTTTTTTGCTTATTTTCTTTCATAATTCAAATTTTATTATTAACTTTGTTGCAAAGTTACGAAGAAAAAATAGAATATCCTAACGATAATTAGTAAAATTACTTAGGATAATAGGTTAAATATTATTAATTAAAATGTAGGATTATGTTTAATGGTAAGATACTCAGAGAGTTAATCGCAAATGCTGGGTTGACTAAAAAAGAGTTTGAAAAACAGATGTTCGGTAGGAAATCGACCGACCTCTATCATTTGGAGAATGCGAAGAATCTACGCAGTGATACACTTGAGCGTCTTCGTGAAGTGTTGAAATGCTCAATGGATGACCTGTTCACGGCACCATCATGGGCCATGACCGGAACGAACGGATCCGTAGGTTCTAACAACATTCTCTCTAATGTGGCCATCGGTGGTACAACCATGGAGGTTCAGTATCTGAGGGATTTGATACTAGAGAAGGATAAACGTATCAGTACCTTGGAGAGCTATATCAAGCTGCTAGAGGATAAGAGAAGGGAGGACTAAATCCGAACGATAGTTAGTAAAAACCTGTATTATCTTTATGTACAGGTACGATTGTTTAATTTGGTCATGATATGATTATCAGCTTCTAATTGAGTAGCGGCAGGAAAGAACGTTCAGTCTTGCCGCCGCAACAATGCAAATCGGGTAGAAAGTTGTTCTTCAACATTCTATCCGATATTTTTTTTATCCCTTTATTTATAATTTAACACTAAATATTTGCATATATCGAATAAAACTACTAATTTTGCACACAGATATTTTTATGTGCAATCATTTTAATTAGGAGGGACTTCAAT